AGAGCATTAGCCTTCCAAGCTGAGGGTCGCGGGTTTGAGCCCCGTCTTCCGCTCTCTTGAAAATCAAGCAGTTACAAATAAAGTAGCTGCTTATTTTTTTATATATGCTGAATAACATTCCGCTTTTAGACCCTTTTAAACCCCTTTAATCTTATCTTTGTATGCAAATCCTATGCAAATTTTCAGATTTGCATAAACTAAAAACATAGATATATGGCAACGGTTAAATTCTACCTTGATAAAAGAAGGCAAAAAAAAGATGGTACTTATCCGATAAAGTTGAATGTATTCCACAACAAACAAATAATGATAGCTACGCAGCTAAGTGCATCGGAAAAAGAATGGAATGGGAACGAATATTCTGTGCGTGCACAAAATTACAAGCCGAGAAATATAGTTGCCCGTGGAATAATAAACAAGGCGGAAACAGTAATATTTACTTTAGAGCAACAAGAAAAGTTGAAATCAACTACAGACAAAGCTTTGAAGAAGTTGATAGAGGACGCTATAAGTAGCAAGGTTGAAAATCAAAAGACGTTTCTCTATTATCTTGATGAATTCGTTTCCAAGAAAACCAATCAGGGGACTAAGTCTATATATACAACCACAAGAAACAAGATTGAGGAATACGATAGTCATTGTACTTTTGAGAGCATGGATAAGTCGTGGCTGGAAAACTTTGAAGCGTGGATGGCAAAGACGATGAAGGTTAATGCCTACGCTATTCATTTACGGAACATACGTAGTGTATTCAACTACGCCATTGATGAGGAGTACACAACATTGTATCCATTCAGAAGGTTTTCAATAAAGAAAGAGGAAACCCGAAAACGCAGCCTTACAGCAGAACAACTTAGGTTATTGAGAGATTATCCATGTGAGGAATACCAGATTAGATATAGGGATATGTTCATGCTCATGTTCTATCTCATAGGGGTAAATGCAGCCGATTTGTTCAACGCAAAACATTCTGCATTGGTAAATGGTCGTTTTGAATATAAAAGAGCTAAGACGGGGAAATTATACAGTATTAAAGTAGAACCGGAAGCGCAGGCTATAATTGAGAAATACAAAGGGAAGGATTATCTTCTTAATATAATGGATGAATACGGAAATTACAAGGATTTCCTACATCGTATGGGAATAGGGTTAAAACAGATTGGAGAGACAGAAAGGAAGGGATTGGGAGGGAAAAAGAGTAGAAATCCTTTATTCCCTGATTTGTCCTCATATTGGGCAAGACACACATGGGCCACGGTAGCGGCAGAACTCGATGTTCCCAAAGAGGTAATCGCCCACGCGCTTGGGCATAGTTGGGCGAACAGTACAACAACCGACATCTATATCCGTTTCGATATGAAAAAAGTGGATGAAGCGAATAGAAAGGTTATTGATTTCGTGAACAATATCAATATGTAAATATATCATTATAAATACAATAAAATGTTAATATAAAGATACACTTCTATATCTATAATATATTGATTATTAGATGGTAATGTGTATATCATTTTTATTATATCATCCTTTTAGGCGTTCTTGCTCCCTTTTAGCCCCTTTTAGCGACAGAATGAAAAGTAAATATTAAAGATTGTTCCTTTTCTCCGATTGTGCAAAAAAACATTCCTACTTTTACCCGTGTAACAAGTACGGGATGTTACCAGACATTGATTAAACATTCTCCTTATGGAGGTTATATATGATTGCCTCGTAGTAGCTCGTACCTATTACGGGGCTTTCTATTTAAAGCCAGTATACAATCGGTCATGACGCTGTGTGTGCACCTCTGACCGATGAAGGAACCTTGTAGATGGCTGTGAAAACGGGGCGGGAAACCGCAGGAAGTACGATGCAAGGAAGCACTTAGAGGATGCTTGTACGGGTGTCACCCCACCTAAAACCTCGAAGCGGATGCAGGTTGATGTCATTCGCCCCTTGAAAGGCTCGGTCGTTATACGGGAGTTTGGAACCATTCAAGAGGAAAGTCCGTTGGCCGTTTGGCTCAATACGTTCAGGTGAAATCGGACTGCCAAATCGCCTAAAGGACACTCTATACCCACGTGGCTGGTGTTGCCGGGAATTTGGGTTGAGTGTATAACCAATAAGCCATGATTAAGAACATTAAAATATGCGCTATAATTGCAATATATTTTTATTATCTTTGCAAAAGCATGTCAAGTGGCATGCTTCCCATACTAACGAAAAGACATGAAAGGACTTACAATCAAACAAGAGAATTTTTGCAACTACTACATCGAAAGCGGTAATACTTCCGATGCCTATCGTCGTGCCTATTCGTGCGAGAAGATGAAAGATAAACAAGTGTGGGAAGAATCTTGCAAGTTGTTGTCCAACCCAAAGGTAGCCCAAAGGGTCAAAGAGTTGCAGGAGGAACAAAAAAACAAATCGGATATAACTAAAGAACGCATTCTACAAGAATTGTCCGGTATAGCTTTCTCATCCATTGCCAGCATGCACAACACATGGATAGAGCGTAAAGAATTTGATGAACTCTCTGACAAAGAGAAATCAGCAATAAAAAGTATATCTACCAAGATATTGAAAAAAAATATCGGAACAAGTGATGCTCCGGAAATTGTAGATGTTGAATATGTGAAGATAGAACTTTATGATAAGATAAAGGCTATTGAGCGTATATGTAAAATGCTTGGGTTTGATGAGCCTACCGAAATAGAGATGAATACCAGCAAACCCATAAGTGTCGAGGATGCAAAGAAACTGATAGAAAGGCTATGATGGACGGTGTACGGTATCTACAAGCATTTTGTATGTCGGGCGTTCTCAATTACACAAAATTTTTCTTTAAAAGTAAAACAGGGCGCAAATTTGTAGTGAGCAGACACCATGAACGCATATGTAATGCGTTGGATGATGTTATTTCCGGAAAAATTCAAAAACTGATAATCAATATTGCACCACGATATGGAAAGACCGAATTAGCCGTAAAGAACTTTATATCATACGGATTGGCACTCAACCCTTCCTCAAAGTTTGTCCATCTCTCATATTCTGACGATTTGGCTCACGATAATTCAGAAGAGATTAGAGACATAGTTAAATCAGAAGAGTATCAACAGTTGTTCCCGTATGTCCAGATAAAGAGAGGCACAGACAGCAAAAAGAAGTGGAGTACCACTGCTGGCGGTGGTGTATATGCGGTATCAACAGGTGGACAGATAACGGGATTTGGCGCTGGAGAGGTGGACGATATAGATGATAAAGAAACAGAAAAAGAAATAGATAGCATATTAAAGGGGGCAAGGTTTTCCGGCGCCATTGTCATAGACGACCCTATTAAGCCGGAGGACGCTTTGTCTGACGTGAAAAGGGAAAAGGTTAACCAACGCTTTGAAACTACTATCCGTAACCGAGTGAACAGCCGAAACACCCCGATTGTAATAATCATGCAGCGCCTGCATGAGAATGATTTGTGCGGCTATCTTATGAAAACAGAGCCAGGGCAATGGACTGTTCTTTCATTGCCGGTCATAGAAAAAGAAGCGGACGGGAAAGAATTTCCTTTGTGGGAATTTAAACACACATTGGATGAATTGCATAATCTCAATAGAATAAATCCATTCGTCTTTGAAACACAATATATGCAGAACCCTACACCTATAGAAGGTCTCATGTACGGTACATTCAAGACTTATAGGGAAATACCATATACCAACCGTGCCATTCGGAAAAATTATACCGATACCGCAGATACGGGCAGTGACAGATTATGTTCCATAGATTATGTGGATACAGAAATAGGCAACTTTATTTTAAGCATACTATATACGGACGCTCCTATGGAGGTTACGGAACCGCAAGTTGCAGCTTTGCTTGCCAAAGATAGAGTAACCATAGCTAACATTGAAAGCAATAACGGTGGACGTGGTTTTGCCCGAAACGTAGAGCGGCAATCACGGATAATGGGCAATAATGAAACAGAAATAAAATGGTTTCATCAGTCGGGGAATAAGGAAGTTCGAATATTTACCCGCTCCGCTGAGGTTATGAATCTTACATATATGCCGGAAGGTTGGGAAGTGCTCTTTCCTGAATTTTATGCAGAGATAAAATCTTTTAGGAAGTTCGGAAAAAACGCACATGATGATGGGGCAGATGCTCTTACCGGAACCGTAGAAAAACGCGGAGATTTTGAATATGACAGCTATGAGGCGGCGACAGTCGCATTTTCCGGCATTCCAATTGTAGAAATACATCCACTGCTTAATGGGCGTTTTCTGTATGCGAAAGCGTATGTTGTACATGATACAATATATGTGGACGATGCGTATATAGGAGAATTGATTCCCATCAAAGAAATCGCCGCGCTGGTCGCTGGTGCCGATGTAAACATTGAGACTTCGCAGGCGATGCTTCATTATATACGCGATTATAGGGCTGAAATAGGTGATGTGTGGGCAAGGCAAGAAAATACAGGGAAACTTTCTTATATTGAAGCATTTAAGGGGCTAATTCGAGATTTTAAATTCAAGAGAGATAATAAAATGTCCTTATTTATGCGTAATCTAATGGACTATGACGGCAAAGATGTCTATGAAGCAATGTATGTATTGTGTTGTATAGCGGATAGAGTAAAAAGAAAATCAAAAAAATAATCATAAAAATGCTGTTTGTTATTTGGAATTAGTCTAAATAATATATATATTTGCACACGTAGGGTCACTACAAGCGTGTGAAGTTGCACGCAACCGTATTAATGGACTAAAACACTAAATATATGGGAGTGGCCGCATTTATTTGCTGTCACTCCTGCTTTGTATATGGGCATATTTACTAAATTTTGGAAGCCAGAGAATAAAAAGTCTATTCCGATGTATGATAATGTAAATCGGGTAGAAAGAGATGCAGCAGGAAACTACTGGTTTTTGTCCGATTTGTTCGGAAGGCGTTCCAAATGGAAAGTGTATTATGACATGACTAACAATTTGGATAAAGCCGGAGCGCTTGTTTCCTGTACGCCTTTCTTCACTGTAGTTGATAAAATCGGCTCTATGATGTCCCGTGGTATTCCTTATGTGGTAGATAAGGATGGAAATGAAAAAAGGACATTTGCCGATATACGTAATATACTCAACGCTCCCAATCCGCTGCAAACATTCTCTTCATTTATAAAGCAAATTGAAATATGTCTTAAGGTATTCGGCTATTGTCCAATTGTTCTTGTTAGAGCGACAAAAACAAGCACTCCTAAGGCAATGTGGATAATTCCACCTGAGATTTTCCATATGGAAGGAACCGGTAAGGTGTTTCGCCAATACGAACTGAAAAATATTATATCAAGTGTATATATAGACTGTAACGGAACTCGATTAGAGTTGGAGGATTATGAATACCTTGTAATATATGACAGCAATATAGTAATAAATAGCGGTGCGACTGCTGATGTCAAATTTGAGTCCGTTTCAGATAGCCTTTCTCAGCCTATATCAAACTGGGTAGCTTCTATGTCTGCAAGCCATACATTGCTTGTAAATGGTGGTCCTAAAGGCGTGCTCTATAATGATTATACTGACCAGATGGGAAATGTTGCCCTTTCCTCGGAAGATGAAAAGGATATAAAGGACAGATTTAAACGTGATTATGGCTTAGTAAACAAGGAATATCCCATTTTGGTGACACGTTACAAATTAGGATGGCTTCCTCTTGATTTTAATGCTGATGAATTAAAACTTCATGAAGAGGATAAGAGGTGTACAGATAAGATTGCCAATGCAATGGGTATAAATGCCAATCTTTTTACGGACGCCAAATACGACAACCTTGAAAGTGCCGGGAAAAAGGCTTATCAGGACGTAATCATTCCAGATAGCCGAAAGATAGCAGAATGTCTTTCAAAAGCCATATGTCCGGAAGGTGTTTTTATTAAGATTGATTTTACAGATGTTGAATGCCTTCAAACCAATAAGGAGACAGAAGCCAATACTTTGGTTAAAGTTGCTGATGCCTTACAGAGATTGATAGATAAGTCTTTGATAACACATGATGAGGCGCGTATAGAAGTTGCAAAATACATAGATATTGACCCGGATAATCCAAAAGGAGATTTTGATAGCAGTGCAGCAAGCAGTGCATCTGTTGAAAATAACGTCAATAACAGTAAGGAAAATGGAAACAATGACAAATAAATACAAAGATAAGATGGGGATGCAGTATAAATTGTTCTCCATAAACTCGAAGGATGTCCAATATAGCCCCGAAAGCCGGACTATCAGCGGGTACGCTGCTGTATTCGGAAACATGGATAAGGCTCATGATATTCTATTGAAAGGTTGCTTTTCAAAAAGTATCAATGAAAGAGGGCCGCAAAGCCAGGCAAATGACAAAATTATACTCCTTTGGATGCACGACATGTCAGAGCCTTTGGGATTTATTACAGAATTGAAAGAAGATGATAGAGGGCTTTATTTTGAGGCGCGCATAGATGAGATTGAACTTGGAGATAGGGCCATAAAACAACTTGAGTCAGGCACGCTTAATCAATTCTCTATTGGCTATGAATATGTATGGGAGAATTGCGAATGGGATTACGAAAAACAAGCTCTGATTGTTAGAGAGGTTAAGCTGTATGAAATATCGGTAGTATCAATTGGCTGTAATGGAGAAACTGAGTATTTGGGGTTGAAGTCAATTGAAGACTACGAAAACGCTTATAAGGATTTAAGCGGTGAAATTTCCTTGTTATGTAAAAATATGAGTACAACCAAGCAACAGCGTTTGCAAAAAATTATAGCCAAAGCAATGTCACTTGCATCTTTTAGGCCGGACGGTGTTATACCTGCTCCACCCAAAGGGATGGAAGCCGGCAGTAATGGCAAAACGGAAGAAAAATCATTATGTAATTTATTAAAACTAAAATCGGTATGAAATTAGGATTTTTAGAACTTATGGACACATCCGGCTTGTCCGAAGAAAACAAGAAGTTTTTTGAATCTTTGGACGAAAAAATGGGAGAAGCCTTTGAAAAACAAGTGAAAGGCTATCTTGCGGATGAAGTGAAATTGGAAGATTTGCGTAAATCCATAAAGGATGCCGCTGATTCCATAAATGACATCAAGGAAAAGGATTTTGCCGGCATTGACAAAAAGACTTTTGAGGAGAAGGTTAATGAATTGGAGAATGCCATTTTACGTGTAAAGGCTTCTACCGAAGTAGGTAAAAACGGGGAGGTAAAGATTAAATCTGTTTATGAGCAGCTACACGAACAGCTCAAGGAGTATATTGCTGCGGACAAGAAGGGCGTTATGTCTCTTGATTTGAAATCGGCTTGTCAGTCGGCTCCCGGCAATAAGTTGGGATTAAATCTTGTGCTGGAAAAGAAAGACGCTGCAACTATTACTTCCGGGTCCCTTGCTCCGCATTACGGACTTGAAGTTGACCCAAATTTATCAGTCAATCCGAGAGCGCAAACCGTCATTAGAAAATATGCAAATGTATCAAGCACAAATAATAGGGCTTTGGTTTATGCGGAATATACAAGCAAGGACGGAGATGCTGCATGGGTTCCTGAAGGTGGGCTAAAGCCTTTGATGGATGCGACATTGACAGAAAAAACAATAACCGCTGCCAAAGTGGCTATTGCTGCTAAATTTACAGAGGAAACGCTGTCGGATTTTCCCAGCTTCGTCAATGAAGTTGAAACGGAAATGGTAAATAAACTTGGAATCAAAGAAGAGCAGGGAATTTTGTCAGGCAATGGCTCTGGTGGAGAAATAAAAGGCGTTGCATCGGATATGCCGGCATTCTCTCTCTCTACTTTCTATGTTGAGAAGCCAAATATGTTTGATGCTCTTGTGGCTGGATATTCGCAAATTGTATCCACCAGCGAAATGGCTTATCGTCCGAACCTTGTACTGATGAACCCATTGGATTACGCGTCCATGCAGTTGGCTAAGGATGCTAACGGTCAATATCTCCGCCCATTCCGATATGGAGATGAATTGATTCAGGGATTGCGTGTAGAAACGACCACAGCAGTAAAACAAGGAGATTTCATCATGGGTGATTTCTCATACTTGAACATTCGTGACTTGTGGGTATTGTCTATTACCTTAGGATGGGAGAATGACGATTTCCGCCAGAATATCGTGACTGTAATCGCAGAGAAGAGGCTGATGTGTTATATCAAGTCGCAATATAAGACCGCATTTGTAAAGGACACATTCTCTACTGTAATAGAAGGTATCACTCAAGAAGCATAAGGAGAATAATTATGGGAAAAGAATATAGAATAAACCTGACTAAGCGTTATAACGTAACATTTGTCAAGGATGGTGTGAAGTATAAAACAGGCGATGAAGTTTCAGTCGGAATGGCTCTTGCGAGCAAGTTTTATGCCGAGGGTAAAATTGAAGCGACAAACGAACTGATTAATGATGCCAGAGCGTTGGGTTGCGAGGAGTTGTTCACTAAACGTAAATCTGCGAAAAAAGATACGGTATGATAATTGACTACGAATCTTTCACCGGGTTGCTGAGTGTCGGGATAAATCCTGACACTGGCGCTCCCTCTATAACAAGAGATGCGGAGTTGGGCAAAATAGAATCATATATTTCCGTATATGAACAGGAATATTTGATTCGTATACTTGGTGAGGATATGTGTAAGGCTTTTACCGATTATCTTAACTCAAAAGAAGATTCAAAAGAAGATAGCGTTGATGATAAATGGGATAGGCTGCTTGCTATTTTATCAGAAAAATACAGCCCTATTGCTTGCTATATATTTTTCAAGTATATAGCGGACGGTAATTACAGCGTAACAAATGTGGGAACAGTAACTTCTGCCGATGGAGATGCTGTTTCTCCACAAGTTTTGCAAATTAGGGCATGGAATGATATGGTAAATATGAATAAGCGTGTTTATAAACTTTTGCAAGGAAAGGAATATGCTGGTGTATGTTTCAATCCATGTATGTTGCGTAAAATAAACTGTATGGGAATATGAAGCCGGTAAATGATATATTTGCGGACATTGTAAAAAAGGTATCGAAAAGATACGGAAGCAATGTGTCGTTTTTATTCGGAGACTGGGCCTACATAAGCAATCAATTAACTTTATGGGGTAAAAGCCCCAAGACAAGTAAATTGAAGTTTCCTATAATATGTCTTTATTCTCCGTTCACGGAAGATAGAAGTTCTGCCGAGACAGAGGTTAGCCTGGAGTTTATTATTATGGTAAACACTTTGAAAGGGTATTCGAATGAAGACCGGCAAAAAACTTCCTTTGAGCAGGTATTGCGACCTATATACAATCTTTTCTTGGATGAAATCAAGAAAGACATAAACATTGTCCGTAGTTACAATGATGTGGTTCCACATTCCTACATTGAAAACTACAGATATGGCAGGGTTGGAGTTATAGGAGAAGACGGGAAGCCATTCAGTGATTTTATTGATGCTATCGAGATGAAAAATGTAAATTTAACCATTAAAGAAGTAAAATGTTATGGCAACAGATTATAGAAAGTGTCCGGGCGTTGCAACTTTTAATACAGGTAGTTCCGTGTGTGTGCTTGACCCCGGTAAAATAAAAGCTATCATACTGACTATTCACGGTCATAAGATACCTACAGAGAAAACAGCGGAAGCCTTTGAAAAGGCTTGCCATGCAGACCGTCCGGGAAGAATATTCCCTATCAAAACGATTGTGGAATATGCACCTTCCGGTGGAGAGGCTCAAACTTCTGCTACGGGATACGGCCCTACTAAAATCACAAGCTATTCAGCTAAAAATGATGTATGGACTTTGCAGGACTACGATGCCAGCTTGAAAGCAAACATCATGGTGGCAAAGAATGTGGCATTTGATGCTTATTTTGTAGATGAGAACAACGTCATTTACGGAATGAATGACGGTACGAAAGATTTGGCAGGCATTCCACTGTCCGGCGTTTATCCGGGCGGTCAGGATTGGGATTCTTCCGGTACAGAAGCCAACTTGACTATCGCAACCATGTTCAAGGATTACGAGAAATATATCAAGAATGCGGATGTGAGAGCTTATGATTTTGATGTCGTTGACGCATTGAAAGGGTTGGTTTATGTTGATTTGGTATCAACGGAAGACAAAAAATACAAACTTATAGAGCACTTCGGGAAGCTGGATATTACGGAGTATTACGGTGAATTACTGGCAAAGAATGCAGAAAACGCGTTGGACGGGGCGACAAGTGCTTCTTATGCTAACGGGGTCATTACTACCGTTGGCGAGGGCCCCGTTACCCTTGCATCTCCCTCTGTATTGCAAGAAGCCGGAATTACAGGTATTGAGGCTTGGACATGATAGTAGAAGGTGTGACATTCAATGAAGAGAGGGTGAGAAATATGAAGAAGAGGGACTTCATAAACACACATAAGAATGTGTTTTTTCTTGACCGACCGCCCGAAGAAAGGGAGAAAACCCTTTCGTTCATCTACGATGATATAGCATCTTCCGGTGCGGCAAGACAGAAAAAAGATGATTGTATATTATGATGGTGGTATCGTTTAATTAGGGGCGTTCATTCGCCCCTAAATTGTCTTGACTATGGCTAACATTATTGAAGCAGAAGAAAATTTCAGACGGTTTGCTACCGGATTTGAACCGATGATACGGGATATTATGGTAAAAAACAGAGAAGAAGTTTCCCAATATATTGTAGAACAACTATGGTCAGGTATTAACGGAAATGACAAACCATTACGCCCTACTTACCTTAATGACCCGTACTTCAATACCAAAGAAGCAGGGTATTGGTATAAGAACGCCAAAGGCTATGCTGCTTTCAAGCAAAGGGTAGCCCCGCTTATGTATTCTTCGCTGATAAACGCTCCCGTAAGTTCAAAAGGAACGCCAAACCTGATAATTACGGGTGAATTTCACGATTCTATTACAGCCGTACCGATAGATAAGGGGCTAAGGATTGAAAGTGTGGGGATAAGCTTTAGCGGTGATATAGAAAAGAAATACGGACAGGCGATTTACAAGGTCGGTTCTTATGCGAGAAAGGCATTCATGGAAAGGCATATAAAGCAAGGCATTGCGGATTATTTTAGAAAATTCGGTTTATAATGGGATGTGCGTGTGAAAACAAAAAGAGAATGGCAGATATAGCTAAGATGCGTTCGCTTGCAAGAAAAGCCGCAAAGATGGAGGGGAAAGTATATATCCTTTATGAGAAAGACGGGGTTTTCAATTTTTGCCCAAGAGGCGAAATGTTCAACGGGAAACTGATTGAATATGTTTGGTTCTGATATTAAAAAAAGAACACTGTTTTTTGTATAACCCCCGTAATTTTTCTGCCTTTAAATTGAAAAATATTAAAAACAGAACAAAGGCGGGATAACTCCCGCCTTATACAATCATTTCCTGGTTATTATACTCATGTGTGGGTATTTGGTTTCATGAATTGTCGGCTTCTTGGGCTTTTCTCCTTTGAGTTCTGCAAGTTCCGCCTTGACTTCCTTAAGTTCGTTCAATAAATCCGTATATCCTTCCGTCAATCGGAGGATGTGTTGCATCATTGCTGTGCTGATTTCCATAATAGATGAATATTTGTTTTAGTCGTTATTTCTGCCATCTGCCCGCCAGCCGTATTGCTGACGGGGTATCACAACGTGAACGTTGGTCGAAACCTCAACGTGCATCTATGCTTGGTTACGTGGCAATATATTTTTGGGTATAGTTGTATCCGTCCGCATAAATGCGGATAACACAAGTAGTTGGTTTATAAACTTTAGATTACGCAGCGGGTTCTAATTCTCCTTTTATCTGCTTAATGGCTTTCTTCACGTCCCAATCATTTTCATATAGAGCAATAATGAAGCGTCTACCTTTCTGCGTCCATACAGTATATGTGTTGGTATGGGTATTACCTCTTTCACTTGTGAAAATATTGGTTCTCGTTTCATGCATACCCCATTTGTCGTATGGTGATTTTAAGAGCCACTGCCCCGACTGTTTGAACTGTATTCCAAGTTCTTTCAGTTTGTTGTTCAGTTTTTCTGCCGACATCCCTATCTCTTTTGAGATTTGAGTGGTTGTCATGGCATTGACGCTCAACAGATGGTTGTCGTAGTAGCTGACTTTCGGAGTAGCCTCCTTGATTTCCTTGTCTTGCAGTTTAATGGTGGCTTGCTGTTGCTCCGTTTGGGCTTCAAGCTGCTTTAACCGTTCCTCTCTCTTGGCAAGGGTGGCTTGTGCGATGGTTAGAGCACGTGCCATGATTTCTTCGGGAGTGTCGTCCTGCTTGGTGGCGATGTAGCCGCCGGTCTTACGGATGGTCTTTAGGATTTCCTTAACTCCTTTCTTAAATTCTTTGGCGATTGGCTTGCGGGATTGGAATAAGACCTCATACAAACCATCTTCGGTTAAGAACCACATTTCGTAATTTCTACCATCTACGAAGATTGTTCGTAGATGCTTTTCTTCCTCATCTACAGTGCCTACCATTCTTGATACATCATAATAACCTTGCGATGTTTTCGCATAATCAATGCACTCTGCCACTTCTTTAGCAAGAAACAACGGATTTTCGGCAGTTCCGTAAACCGTGAATTTGTGCCCCAGCAACTCTGTTTCGCTTAGGACTTGAATCGAGTTTGTTAGCATAACAAAAAAAGCGCACGTTCACGGCTGCTAACAAACTCATAGGAATTTAGTTTGGGGACATTTCTGTTACCCCACCGTTCGTGCGCAATATCTTACATTATGATACTACTTGTTATATGTATTGGCAAAAAAATAACTCCAATGATGAAGCCATAGGAGTTTGCCGCTCCTATAAGTTGTTAGCACTGCAAAGATAGCCCTTATCTTTGAAATAGCAAACCTCTTATTAGAAAATTAATTATTTGGATTACTTTTTTCTTATTTTTGATTGGTCGCCCAAAATATTGTATTATATTTGCTGTACAATATAATACAATGTAATGCAAATAATAATATGGAAGCAGTAGTAAGAAAACAAACTTCGTTCCGCTTGCGTGAGGATTTATTGCAAATCTTGCAGGAACAGGCTAAGAAGGCAAACAGAAGCCTTAATAATTTTGTAGAAAGCACCTTGATGGATGCAATGTATTCAGAACCTAATGAAGAGACGGTTGCAGCCATTAAGGAAGCGCGTTCCGGTAAATATGCCGGGGTTATTGATACGACAGATTTTGGCTCATTCAAAACAACAACAGAAAAGGCATGAGCGCAATAGACATTATTCGGGGTATTTTGATATACATGTACGGGCAAGACCACAACCCACCACACCTGCACATTAAAGACGGTGGCAACTGGTTTACTATCACTATCAAAGATAGGATGGTAGAAGGTAAGGGAACAGCAAAGACTATCCGACTGATAAATGAATACATAGACACCCACGAAGCGCAATTACTTGAAATTTGGGAAAAGGCGCAAAACGGTGAGAAAATAGAAAAGATTAAACGCTAAAAATAAAGGTTATGATACTATTAGTAGAATCCGCTGAATACATGGGTAAATACACTCTTTTGTGTACGTTCAACAATGGAGAAAGAAGAAAAGTAGATTTAACGCCACTCCTGAAATATCCGGCTTTCGAGGAACTGAAAGATGAAAGCGAGTTTGAGCGTTACGGGGTTGACGGTACAGTATTTTGGGCAAACGGTGCGGACATTGCCCCTGAATTTCTTTATGAAAATGGGACACCATATAAAGCATAATTATCTTTTGATACAGACGGGGATTGAGCTTCTTAAACTTGGAAGCCACTCTGAACTATTTGGGAAAAAGAAGTGATAAGCTATTTATAATCAGTCTAAATTACAAAGATTTCCGTTAAAAATATTGTCAAAATGATTTATTAGGAATTACTTTGCAAACAAAACTTAAAACAAATATCTTTTTATGAAACATTTATCATTATCTTTCTTATTTATATTGTTATTTTTTTCTTGTTCTTCTGATGATGAGATTATAAATATTCCAAATGACAATGAAGAAGTAGAGATTTTATTGAATTATACTTTGTTGAAAGAGGGTAGTATGACTAAATCAATGGATTTATATTCTGATTTTTATAATAAATATATCGAAACTCGAAAACTGACTCCACGGCAATATGAAATCTCTTTTAAAAAGATGGATGAAAGCGATTCTTTGGTTGTCAAAGGATATTGGGAGAATAAGGATTTTATCAAATTAAAAGAAGGTAAATATAAAGTAAAAGGTATATCATATCCCATAAATAGTACGAAAAAGGGTACTGCGCAATATATTGCACAAGACACAGTTTCTCTATCCTTTGATGAAGTCGTTACTATCACAAAGGACATGGATAATTTAACTTTGAAAGCAAATTATAATTGTTTCATGTTATTGTTTGATAATCAGAATATATCAGATGTTTTTTTTGATAAAAAAATACATCCTAATATTTCTGCATATAAATTAGATAATGTCTTTTACATGTTTGTTAGAAATAAAAAAACATTAGATGATATTTGCATTGTACATGGCTCTCCTTTGTATATCAAAAGAATTGATAATACTATATCTGAACTATGGTTAAATAAATTTATCATGGAGATTGGAAAGTATTATCTCTTTGAAGATGTTAACGGTAGCTATCAATTGCACCCAATGGAAAATGGGTATTAAATTTAGTTAGTTAATTGGGGTACGTTTAGAAATCTTCAAATTCTTTGTAAAAATTGCAACATAAAAAAATCTGATAACATTTAAAGGCTTATGAAAAAACTATTATTTTTGTTTCTGATTTTGCTATCAGTAACATCATGTAAGAGCACTTATTATGAAATAGGATATTCCCTTGATTATAGAGAATATGTCAAAGACCCTAACTTTGTAATTAATCCTACTGAAATTGGGAATAAGGATTTTACTCCCGTAGGTCCAATATATTTGGAGTTTCATTCAGGAAATAAAGTAAAAAAAGAAGATAGAAACTATGTGCATGAAAAAAGAAGCATATCTATTGGAAAATATTATGTCCCTACTTATGAAAGAATGATTTCATCCGCAGTTAATAAAGCCAAAGAGATGGGCGCAAATGGGATTATTTCGTTTAGTATTGAAAAAATAGAAAAGGGTAGGTCTAATTTACCGGTATATATAATCAGTGGAAATGCAGTGATATACTAATTGTATTCTTAAGATTATTACCAAATAATAAAGCCAGATGTAATGTCTGGCTTTTTCTTTTTCTCTTCCCTTTTCTGATTTTCATTTTTGCCTTTCTTATTTAGAAAATTATAAATAATTCAATATCTTTGTATCACCATGTGATGTTGCATGACACCCAATATTAGGACTTATGGCAAACGAATTTATAATTACCGATTTAGTCGACAAAAAAGCCGTACAACAATTAAAGGAACTCCGTCTTGAATTTGATAGTACAAAAGGGTCTTATGTGGAGCTTGCTAAGGAGTTGGCGCAAGGAGTAAAAACTAATCCCAAAACATTTGATGAACTTTCCCAAAAAGCACGTAATTATACCTCGCTGTTGGAGAAATTGAATAAGACGCAAGAAAATATGGCATCTATTCAGGCGAAACAACTTACCGTGCTACGTCAAGTATCCCAGCAACTAAATTCAATGTCATCTTTGCAAAAGTTAAACCTTCTGTTTGAACAGTTCGCTAAAAATATCAAGAATGCAAGTGATATGCTTGCCGGATTATCTTCCGTATCCAACCAGGTGTCTTCGGCACAGGATAATGCGGCTAAAAGCACCCAAACAGCAAGTAATATAATAAGCCAGGCATCCACTCAATTGCAGGCGGCAAATATGAACTATGCCACCATAATCGACACCGTACAGGCATATGATGGCGAAGTTACTAAGTTAACGGCTGATACCATAGCCAATAAAGAGGCTATGAAAAAGATTGATGCGGATATTAAATCTCTTGGAAAATCTTATAAAGACGGAGAAATTACTTTGTCTGAATATATAAGGCAGTCTTCGCTATTAAAACAAAGGCATACGGAACTGATGGCGCAAAATCAGCAATATTCAGCTTTGATAAAAAATCATTCCACGGCAATTATTTCAGCTTCCGGCAGCTATTATGAAATGAATGCCGCCATGCTTGAGTTGCAGAAAAGGTATAAGGCGTTGAGTGAAGCTGACCGGGAAAGTAGTGTCGGGAAGAATTTGATAGCGCAAGCCAATGCTTTGAATAATAAGTTGAAAGAAATTGACTCTCAATTTGGGAATTATCAAAGGAATGTAGGTAATTATGCGTCCTCTTGGAATGGGCTTAATGTTCAGACGCAGCAGTTATTGCGAGAGTTACCGTCTTTAACAATGAGTTTCAATCAATTCTTCCTTGCCATATCCAACAACTTGCCAATGTTTGTGGATGAATTAAAAAGAGCAAGTGAAGAGTTTAAGCGGATGAAATCCGAAGGACAAACTGCGGTTCCGGTATGGAAACAACTTCTTGGCAGTTTATTTTCTTGGCAATCAGCACTTGTAATAGGTATAACATTATTGTCTGCGTATAGTTCGGAGATTATAGATTGGGTTGCGAGTTTGTTTAGAGGAAAGAAGGCATTGGATGAAATAATTTCCGTTCAAGACAAATTAAGGATAGCTCAAAAAGGAGCTATTCGTGATACAATAGAAGAACGTATCAAATTAGAACTATTATATAAGGCTGCTACCGACAATAAAAAAGCTATGGAAGAGCGTATCGTAGCCGCAAATGAATTAAAAAGTACTTTCCCTAAATTATTTGATAATTATACAAAAGAACAAATAATGACGGGGAATGCAAAAGACGCATATAGATTATTAACAGCACAGATTATCGCTACTGCCAAAGCTAAACGGGTAATGAATGAAGTGACAAAAGCCGCAACAAATTACGAGGAAACCGAGTTTAAACGGCTTAATCAAGTTTATACTGTCGAAAAAGCACGTGCAGAATATCAAAAGTTTGTAGATACGGGATTATCGAGAACAGAAGCAGGTATAGATGCAAAAAAGAAACTTGAAGCGGAAGAAGCAACTTTGAAAGCCTTAAAAGAGCAAAGTATTCAGTATAAGAACCAAATGAATGATTTGGAAAAATTAGTAGATGTAAAAGCATTGGTTAATGACCCGGGTAAAAATAATAAAGCTTATGACGATGAAAAAAAGAAAGTGGAAGAATACGCTGAATATATCAAGAAGATAACAGAGGATTTATCCAAATCTAAAATAGAATTGATAGCTGACGGTAGAGAAAAAGAAATAGCTGAAATCAGTAAGGAATACTATGATAGGATTAAAGAGATAAAGGGTAGGACAGACGAAGAAATAGAGCTTCGGAAAAATCTTGAAACGCTGAAAGGAAAAGCCATTGCGGAAATAAACGATAAATACGATAAGGAACTGCTTGAAATAGAAAAAACAAATCTTGAAAACAGATTGGCTTCCATTGGGGAAAACTCGAATGAAGAATTAGACAAAAGGCTTAATCTCCAAATACAACTCAATAATATGATGCGTGATGCGGAAATAAAGGACGCTGAAAAGAATGGAGAGGATGTTGTGGCGATACGCATGAAGTACATGCAACGGGAAAATTCTCTCATAATGCGAAACCTCCAAGAAAGAATTGGGTTGATTGAGGCAAATACTGATAAGGTAGTAAACGAGCAGGAAACATCCGCTTTGAAAGAAGCTAATATCATAAAAAAACAATATGCAAATGGCGAAATAAGCAAAGAGGATTACGAAAAGAAATTATATGATATTGGGGTTAAGTATGCTAAGGCGCGTCTTGAAACACTTATGAAAGAGGCGGAGGCTGAAATGTCCCTTCTTGACCCAAATAGTGAAAAGTATCAAGAGTTGGAAGACAGGTTAGCCAACCTTCAAGCACAGATAAACGGAATAAATTATGATGATGCTACCAAGAAACGGGAAGAATGGATAGGCAAGTTTAAAGAGGGTTTGTCAGGGATGAACTCCGCCGCAAGGGATGCGCTTGGTGAAACGGCAGGAATATTCGAGGGGTTATCTGATATAATGGTTGACGTAGCAGAGGATGGAAAGTTAAGTTTTGAAAACATGGCGCAAGCCGTAGGAAAGATAGTATCAGGCATCACCTCGTTAATGACAGATATATATGACGCCCAGATAGAAAATATTGAAAAAGAACAAGAAGCCAACGATGAAGCATACGATAAAGAAATAGAACGTATAGAAGCCCTTGAAGAAAATGGTGCAATTTCTACCGAAGAGGCAGAAGCTCGCAAACGTGCAGCCGAAGATAAGACAGCCGCCAAAAATGCAGAGCTTGAAAAGAAAAAAGCTGCATTACAAGAGAAGCAGGCTAAATGGAATAAGGCAAACTCCATTATTCAGGCAGGAATATTTACCGCTTTAGCTATAACAGAAGCGTTGCCCAACCTTGTTCTTGCTGCATTAGTCGGTGCTATGGGAGCCGCACAAGTAGCCCTAATAGCAGCCCAACCCATTCCCAAATACGCCAAAGGAACAAAAGACCATCCCGGCGGTTTGGCAATAGTAGGTGATGGCGGCAAGAAAGAGGGTATCGTAACTAATAACGGGCTTTTTATCACTCCTGATAAGCCGACATTGGTAGACCTTCCGGCGCATGCGCAGGTAATCCCTGATTTGTCATATATCTATGACCGTAGCGGGCTTACTTCTGATTATGGTTTATTGGAACAAAAGCTAAAGAATATGAGAGAAGAGGGGATTGTTGTTAATGTAAACAACGATTACAGCCGACTTGAAAGAAAGATGGAAAGCAATACCAAACAATTGCAGAACATTGGTCGGATTATGAAGAAAGCCAACCATATCGCGGATTATAATTGGATTTCAAGCAGAGTATAAGATATGATATATAATGACTTAAACAAAATATGCCTTTCCCGCTTTATAGACATATTCCTGGGGGATATTGATAAGGTTGTTCAAGGCGGAAGATATAGTATCAGAGAAAAGGTTTTGGCGGCCGAGAAGCTATGCAATGAATACTTATCAATAATAGGGGGAAAGTCTGTTTCCGCCCAAATAAACCGGAAAAATGAAGTGCTGAAAATTCAAATCCGATTAAATTGCCTTGCCATATGTCAGGAACTCATTTCTTCCGGAAACTGGAGTGATGCTGTAGAAGTCATGTCTGCTTTGGGTTATAAATTCAGAGAGGACGAACATGATAAGATAAAGAACCGGATAAGCAGCGTTTCCGCTTCTGACAACTACCGCCTTGCAAAATTGCAGGAAACATCTCCTGATATAGGGAAAATAAAAATGGATAGGGAATATTTTACCAAAGAACGCGTTTCTTTAATGTCTCATGTAAAAATGCACATTGATGAAAACACGTTCTCCGCCAAAGAATATGCCTATATGGTCAAACGTATGTGTGATGACATAGATGCTATGATACGTTCAACTTCAAAAAAGAAATAGATATGTATTACAGATGTGAACTGTTGATAGGCGGAATGACATATGACGCCACAAATGAGCTTGTTAATTGGGACGATGTAGAGATGTCTTTCAAGAGAGGGGATTATGACGGAGTTGTTCGTAGTTTTTCCACAAAATTTGAGTTTGCCAACGGTGCTTATTCGCTATTGCTGAAAGAATATTTGTCGAATTACCTGAACTCATCCGCAACACTCGTGTTTTATACCCGGAATAACTCATGGCTGTTAAATGAAAAGTTCAGATGCGCTTTGGACTACTCCACATTTTCCTACAATGATACGACGTGCGAAATAAATGCCGTCGACAACAGTATCGCAAGATTGATTAAAGCAAAGAAAGGCACGCAGTATGAATACCCGGTAAAAGAAATAAAGGAGTCCCAGCCTTTGGATTATGACAGATTGTTGATGAACAGTGATATAAAATGGTCTATACCAAGTGACGCGGAAGAGCCTAATGTTTCCCATGTAATGACTGCTTATCCTAATGCTTATTATACTATTCCTTTTTATATGTTAGGACAACCGGAAATTACGACAAAGGACATTGTAGAGGTTTTTGATACGGCTGAAAACCGATTTGAAAGTACGGAAAGTCTATTCGGAGAATATCTGTTCAAAAATATATCTGACAGGGATTTGACCATACGGATAAAAGTAAAATTCAGTGTATTCATTACGTATCAGAGACCAGGCGTATCCTTCCCGATATATATACGGCTTTCCTCTTATAATGAAAATAGTAAAGAGCTTAAAATATATTATCAATCCGCTACAATTCAAACATTTAATACATACACTGTCGATATTGATGAGAATTTGACAATATCTCCAGGTGAGATGATTAATTTCAATATAGCACTTGCAAAATCTGACCCTATATATCAAAATTTTCCCGTTAATTTTAAATTCAACAGTCTTGACACACCGTTAAATATAAGTTTTTCCGAGCGTGGAAAATCTGTAAAAATAGATTGTATCAGTCCTAAAGTATTGCTTAACCGTTTACTGAGGTCTATAACTGATAAGAACAATGTAACGGGTGAAATCGCCACCGGAGTAGATGAGCGTTTAGACATGGCGATGATAGTTCCGGCAGAAAGCATACGAGGACTTCCCAATGCCAAAATATATACATCTTATACCAAATTCGCCAATTGGATGAGCGCGGAATTTGGGTTTGTCCCTGTAATCGGTGACGAGAAGGTGACATTTGTTCATCGTGATACTTTATTCCAAGATACAGAAATAAAGGACTTGCAGGACAGCACTTCCGATTTGGAATACAATGTGAATGCCGGACTGGTTTATTCGGGGGTAAAAGTCGGGTATGACAAACAGGATTACGACAGTGTAAATGGTCGCGATGAATTCCGCTTTACCAATGAATACACCACCGGCATTACATTGACAGATAACGTATTGGAATTAGTTAGCCCATATAGAGCCGATGCTTATGGTATGGAATTTCTTGCGGAAAAAAGAGGTGAAGATACGACTGACAGCGACAGTGATAATGATATATTCTTTGTTGGAGCATCACTTGACGGAGAAAAATACAAGCTTGTAAGGGATGGATATACAATATCCGGTGTCATATCTCCTTCTACTATGTTCAATGCCATGTATTCCCAAAGGTTTATGATTGAAGCAAACGCAAGGTATATAGGTGCTTTTGCCAACGCGTTGGAGTTTACATCATCTGACGGTAACAGTGATGTGACAATCAATGGAGTTAGCGAAAGGTCGAGCATTGTATTGGAAAACAAACTGTTCACAGTAGGAGAACTTTCCGTCAAGACCGGAGATTTGGAAATACCGTCAGACTTGACGGGTTACATTCGGGTGGAAAAGAACGGGCGTATCTATAAAGGCTACGTAAAAAGTGCAAGCTATAATTATGGACGACCGGAAGCGGTAAAATATTCTTTGATAGTCAAGAGTGTGGATTAATAGATGAGGAGATTTCATATAAGTCTATCAGGCACTCGTTATTTTACAATGTATTATTTGGAATTGGTCTAAATAGTATGTATATTTGCGCATGATGTGTGAAGTTACACATCACTATAAAAGGACGAAAAGACATGGTAAAAGTTGGTGATGTTTGCCCTCTTTTTTTCTCACCTGTAAAAGATAAGTTTGGGCTTGATATGGACTATATTCAGAAGTTCCACGCTTCTGATAAAATCCATATACAGGTATTCACTAATGCTTCTGAGGAAGTTTCAGCGAGCCTGAACAATCTTGCCGCAGGAAATTCTACACCAATATCACTTTCCACATATAATCATAATGACAATGTAGTGATGTATTACGCCATTCTTCGAGACTTGGAGGATGCCGTATATACGGTTACAATCAACGAAGATACATCAGAACCTTTTATCGTATGCTCCTCTGATGACTTGTTAGAGGAAACTGTGCTTATCCGTTATTCCCATAAAAGCAATAACTCCGCTTTTGATAACATATTTTGGGTAGATGATATTCAGCAAGTATTTAATTTTCGTGTGGAAGCAGGATTTAAACCTGGAGGATATTCCCCTCGAATAGATAATGAGCAATATCGCAACCAAATGCAAGAGATAGAAGAATTATACGCAGTACCTTATGATGTATATAATCTTACAATAGGAAATTCAAACGGTGTCCCTTATTGGTTTGCAAAACACATAAACCGTATTTTATGCCTTTCTATGGTGGAAATTGACGGGACAAGATATGTCCGTTCGGAAAGTTCTGTTCCGGAAATGACGCAAGTTATTGAAGATAGCCAGTTGTTCCATATAAATATGGCTCTTGAATTACAGAATAACGATATTGCAGGTATTGGTGGCTCTCCTGAAGCTGGTTCTTCCGCCTCTTTCCCCGCATTCCTGATAGACCACGCCAAAGATGGAGAGATGTTGCAATTCAGCGCAGAAAAAGCTGCATTTACTAATGTTGATAAGGTTGAGGTATGAAAAAAAGGCTTAGTAAAATATTATGGTTTGGTGATGCTCTTAATGAAAACAATCAGGCAGCTCCCCCTGCTTTATCTCCGAGTGATGAAGAGCATTTACAAGGTCTGAATCTCGGGGAAATATATATATGCGTCGCAGATGCCGACCCAGCACTGTTCATCAGAACTTCCGCCGACCGAATTGTCTACTTTAAGGCTCTTGATATAGAGGCTTTATCCAAGTTCTTTATAAGAAAAGACAGACCGGACGAAGCTGGATTTTTAATAAAGTTCTTAGGCGGATTATTTTCAGACTACATCCAGTCCATGAACTTTTCTTCCGGTGCTCTCGGCGAAGGCTTTGTTATTAAAGTAGACAGCAAGACGGGTAAATCCTACATTGAAGTGGACGAACTCTTTGTGCGTATTAAGGCGATGTTCTCCGAACTGGAGATAAAGAAGCTCTCTTATGCAGGCGGAAACTACATGTTCACTGCCGCCGGAATGAAATGCGGGAAAGTAGAAGAACACGAGGATTTTTGGCGTTGCTATCTTTTGGTGGATGATGGAGAAACGGCTATCGAGAACCCGTTCAAGGAAGGTGACCAGATTCGTTTCCAAGACTTCAATATCAAACCGGGTGTCTACGAGAATGTGTCCAACCGTTATTATTGGCGTTTATGCGTAGGTGTTGGCGAGGATTATATAGACCTTAGCAAAACGGACTGTGATGCAAACAGCGACATACCGCAGGAAGGCGATAGCCTTGTACAACTCGGCAACAGAACAGACAAGAAGCGTCAGAACGCAATCACCTTGTCCGTGTATGGCGATGATGCACCGAGTATCCATCAGTATGCCGGGATAGATTCCTATTCTTTAGCAGGCAAGGAAGTGACGGTTATCAGTCCGCAAGGCAACAAGTTCATGGGAGACTTTATCTTGAAAACGGGAATAAACATTATGACCCAATTCAAGATATTGGAAGATTTGATTTACTCTGAAATTTCCAAAGTGCTTGACGAGGTGCAGGCAAAGGATAATTATCTGTACAATGCGGCATTTGCATCCAATACGAACGGTTGGGAGACAAAGAACGATGTTCGCTTCTTTACTGTGAACGGAAAGTTCTTATTGGTTAACGACAAGTTCTATTCCCGTAAGGACGCTATGGCTGCCATTATTAGAGACGGAGATAGAAACGTGCTTCGTATCCTTTCTTCCGGAATTAAACAGTCAAATGCGGATTTAGCCAATAAACCGACCTATGAGGAAGGGGAAGAACCGAAGAATTTCTTTATCTCTTTCCGGTATAAGGTAGCTACAGCCGGAACGCTGACAATAGGATTTCCCGGTCAGAACCTGCATTTCACCGAACGTATTGAACCGGGTGAGGAATACGCAATGAAGGAATATTCCGGCACATGGGACGGAACGGGCGATTTTGAGTTGAAGTTTACGGGGGATATATACATACATTCGCTGGCTCTTGCCGAAAACGCATTCGAGGATTTGTATACTAAATTGAGTTCCGAAATGAAGCAGACAGCGGAAAGTATCAGGTTGGAAGTAAAGGAGCTTTCTGAAAGTAATAATCAGAAGTTCTCACAGATTGAGCAGACAGCGGAAAACCTCAAATTGTCTGTTACAAAAATAGAGGAAGATGTAACGCAGTTGGGGCTGGACATCAATGGGGTTACCGATGAACTTAAATTATATGTCAAAAAAGACGGATTAGGTTCAGAAATCAATGTGGCACTTGATAATATTTCCGTGGTTTCCAAAAATATATACTTTACCGGAAATATATCCGCCAACGGGAATGTGTCTATTCAGGCAGACGGGACAATAAAGGCTATTGGTGGATATTTTGAAGGAGAGATAAATGCAAACAGCGGGGTGTTTAAAAATGTAAGAACTCCTAACAACTCTTTGGTGATAGACGAAAATGGGAATGTTAGCATTGTTGGCAAAATATCAACCGCTTCGTCAGGTACAAAAATAGAAATAAACCCAAATTCAAACAGCCTAAAATTTTATAATTCAAAAGGATATGATGTGGGTGGAATTTCATTCCTTGATAGTGGAGGCGGAGGTACTTCTGTTACTTACCCAAGATTAAAATTGGACAATATAGCAAGTGATGGCAACTTAACTGCGTCTACCACCCTTTTTGCAGGGTCATTGTCAATGATTTCAAATTTAAGTGGGTCAAGATACCAAGTGTCTCTTGGCATCAGCGGACTTTCTTTTTATAAAGATGGAAGATTAACTAAATCATACCCAAGCTCATGAAAAAGATAAATTTTAAACAATTACTGATTGCTACGGACATTACCCGTAAGCATTGTGAAAATATAGATTGTAGAGAGAATTTTGCGAATGTATTATACCGGAACGGTAACGGTATCGCATCGCATGCACTCGCTTTGAAGATATACAACTCCAATGAAGAGACAGAGTATACCGATGAAGAAGTGGCCCTGATACAAGAGCATGCAAATGCTTTTTGCAAACCTTTCTTCATTGACGCGCTCAATCGTGCTATCAACAATCAACCAGAAGAAGTAACCGATAAACAGGAATAATTATGGCTTGGACAGAACAGGATTATCAAGAAATAGTTGCCCGTCTTATGGCTAACTCCATAGGGGTTAATGAAGTACCGAATGCGGACAAAGCGGATGATGTAACATCATTACCTGCATTTAAACCTTCAGGAAGCAACAGTGAAGCTTCTGTGGTCAATTATCCTTTAGAATTTTTGAAAGGAGAACAAGGCGAGCCAGGTATACAAGGAGAACCAGGAAAGTCATTTAAGGTAGCCGGCGAATACGCCACCCTTGAAGCCTTGAAATCTGCCGTTCCCGATGGTTCGGCAGTTGACGGGTTCATGGCTGTAGGTACGGAAGCCCCTTATGATTACTACGCATGGGTGAACGGTGAATGGGTAAGCCAGGGGAAGATTGGCGGTATAGACGAAGCGCCAACTGATGGCAAGGCATACGGTCGTAAGAATGGGAATTGGGCGGAAGTTCCTGAAAAATCCGACGTCCTCACCAAAACCAACAGTGAAAGTTTCACCCCTACGGGCGATTACCAGCCTGCAACGAAGAAGTATGTGGATGATAAACACATTATGCTTACGATTACAGATGAAGCTCACCAACAGTTAATTTCAAATCAAGAAGTTAAAGCAGGAGAAGCCGAATCAAAAATAAATCTTGTATTTGGAAGCATTGATAATTTTAAAAATATTATACAGAGATTATTAAGTGATAATATTTTATTCCTAAAAATTACAGAAAAAGAAATCTTTAAAGTAAGTACGAGTCACACATATTGCAATCCCGATAATGGAGCTTATGAACTTTCGTTTATTTATACTTATACTTCTATTGCCGATGCAAATAATATTAGCTTAGTTACAAAAAGAATTTTTATTGCATTGAATTCAAATGCTACAAATTTTTTCGTAGTAAAAGATATACTCGTTTCCGACAACCTCACCACCCTCACCAAGAAAACCGCTGCCGAGTACGATACTATTGGCTCTAAGGATGCCAATACAGCATATTGTGTAACCGATTAAAGGATAATGATTATGTTAAAAATAGGAGAATTGACCTCAGGGCTATTTGCTGGAGATAAGCTGATTGCAGGCAAAGAATTTGATTGGAGCAAATTATATGATGCTTTAACCTATTTACCACCTACTGATACACAATATGGAACAAGAATGTTAATAATAGCTAATCTTAGTTCACATAATATTAGTCTATATAGAAGTGGACAGTTAACTACTGTTGAAAGTGGTAAAATAGATTGGTATTCTAATGGTGTAGGTAGTAATATTAATTTTAATATACAAAATGAAAACGATGTTCCTATTAGATTTTTAGAAATCTATAAATGGCATTTCACAGGAGAAGAAAATGAACCAATTGAAGTTAGAGAAGATATAAGTCAACCTGGAAGCTACATTAATGCTTTTGCTGAGAACGATTATGATGATTTAGATTATGTAATTTTTATTTTTGATTATAATGAATAAATAAGATGATGTATATAAAAACAATCTATTACAACAGCAAATTAGCCAAACTTATCCTATTTGGCGACTACACAACAATTATGTTCTTCGGCTTCATCCTTACGAAGCTGAAAGAACTGTCCGAAACAATCATACGCCATGAACGGACACATCAGAAACAGTTCTTCGAGTGTATGGAGATAGCGGCTATCCCGTCCGTATTATTATCACTCTATGTCAGTGCGTGGTGGTTGCTCCTTATCCCGCTATTCTACTACATTCTTTATTTGGCAGAATGGTTTGTAAGCTTCGTGTACCACCTGTTTACAGACAACATAATAGGCAGCGGTAAGGTAAACGCCAACGCCTATCGAGCGAGCGCATTTGAGATGGAAGCCAAACTCAACCAGGACAATCCGAACTACTTGAAAGAACGTAAATGGGGAGCGTGGTTCCGCTATTACGGCAAGATATGAAAATCCCGTCCTACTCTCACGAGCAAAACGGAATGACAGTAGTTCGCTTATTTGATAAGAGACACAAAGATATGAATAATTGACAAATGAACGATAACATGGACACAGAAGTTGTAAATGCAGCCCTTCAAACAGGAAAGGGTATTAGTGATTTCGGAATGATGGCTATAACCGCAGGTTTTTTCCTTGTGTTATCAGCCTTGTTGATGGTGGCGTGTTTCCGTTGGTTTATGAATATGGTAAACCAGCTTATGACATCACAGAAAGAGATAAACCAAGACTATAAGGACACCATGAGGCAGCTATTGGAAGAAACCCGTGCGCAGAACGAGCGGTTGAACGTGCTATCGGAAAGTCTCATGCCCGAAACGCAGCTGCGTATAAAAACGCTAAGCAATGTATTCTTCGACCTTTCCGTTGAGAAGGTGTGCCGTATTATCAAGAAAGTGCGTGAAGAAAACCATATATCAGACAAGGAAGCTACTGCAAGAAAGATACGTACATTGCTTACAAACATACACGAGGACAGGAATTCAAAACTTGACTGCTTTTCGTATCGTGGGAACAGGCTTTCCGAATACACGGAAAGGAAATGGATAGAACAGGTTGCCAAAGCCGTTGAAGCGGAGATTTACAATGAAAACGGAGCGAACAACGGGAGGGCATACACGAATGTAGAGTCGGTCTATGCGAATATAAGATTAGAATTTTATCACAATTTGAATGAAAGATAAGGAGTAACAAAATGAAAAAGAAACTGATTATCGCAGCGATTGTTATCGCTATCATCGTGGGAGTTATGCTGTACATGCACTACACTCCGTTTTGGGTGAACCTGACTACTGTTGTATCATTCGGTGTCGGTGTTGTTGCCGGATGGGTGGCTCGTTTAGTTTATGACAAATATTTCAAGGAGGATGTGCAGAATGAAAATATTGATTGACAACGGGCACGGAAGTAACACTTCGGGCAAGTGTTCACCGGACGGAAGATTGAAAGAGTATGCGTATACCCGTGAGATTGCCATACGATTGGAAGCGGAGCTGCGAAAGAAAGGCGTTGATGCCGAACGTATCGTCAAAGAGGAAATAGACGTTCCTCTATCGGAGCGTTGCCGTAGGGCGAACGAATACAAGGCAAGTGACACAATCCTCGTATCTATCCACTGTAATGCAGCGGGAAGCGGCTCTGAATGGATGCAGGCACGTGGTTGGGAAGCGTGGACTTCGGCAGGTCAGACGAAAGCCGATAAATTAGCTGACAGCTTATATGCGGCAGCCGAACGACTTTTGCCGGGTATGAAGATACGCAAGGATATGACGGATGGCGACCCTGATAAGGAAAGCGGGTTCTACATCTTGAAGCACACGAAGTGCCCGGCAGTCCTTACAGAGAACCTATTCCAAGACAATAAGGAAGATGTTGGCTTCTTATTATCGGAAGAGGGGAAGCGGGCAATAGTGGACTTGCATGTGCAGGGAATTGTGAACTATTTGAATAACTCTAAAAAGTAAACATCATGGCAGCAGAAGTTTTATCATTTCAAAAAGAAGAAGGCAAAACAGCGTATTACGCAACGTTTGTCAGTGACGGCAATCCCGTTACCATACAGATAAAGAACAAGGGCGGAATGGTGACTGTATTTGCCAATATCGAGGGCATGAATCCTATCCCGCTTTCCCCAAATGCCAATCAAGCCTTAGGTCCTTCCAATGTGATATTTCGTCTTATTGGCATAGCGGCAGGTATGGAAATTACAATAAGAAGTGCTACGAAAGTGTCAGAAGCGAAAATGATTAAAGAGGGATAGCCTTATGAAACCAATCACTATCCCTCACATCAGCATTCCTATAATCGGCATTCCCGTAATCAGCATACTTACCATAGGGTTTCCCGGTGCTGGCGGAAATAAGCCGCATCCATTTCCTGACGAAGGGTATTTATTATTAGTCAATGACGCTCCATTGTTGTTGACTAATGAAGAGCCGATATTGCTTACAAGTAAAAATAAATAGTAGTATGGAAGAGAAAACAGAAAAAGGACAACAAATTGGACAACTCCCCAAAAGAGACGTTTTGACGGGTAATGAGCAGTTTCCATTTCAAGAAGACAGAGAAAATGGTTCTATCACCCCTAACGTCCTAAAGAGTTTCATTAGTTCCGGAAAAGGTGGATATATGAGCTATATAACCGAGTATAATGTTTCCATTCATCATCCTTCATCCGGGATTGATGGCAGTAATAGATATACATTAGAAGATGCTATTGTTCAAGTTCCGGAAACTATAAGAATAGCCGGGCTAAAGGTGTCATTCTTGAACAATAGCGGACTTGTGGAGACATGGGAATTTGCAGGTGGAGTATTTGAAAATATCGAGAACTGGAAGTCAAATGAAGATAAATTGACTGACATTAGAGATGAAGCAATCAGTAAAATAAAGGAAGTTGAAAGCGATGCTATTTCCAATTTCAGTTCCCAGCGTGTTACTCCTGATATGCTGTCCGAATCAACCAAGCAGTTTATTAATGCAAGTGGTGGCGGTACGATAAACAATCTTGCGGACGACGAGGACCTTGTGTCTGTAGACAAAGGGGAAAGTTTAAGTGTTTTAAAATTTGCCGACCGTGCTTATAATCCTGACAGATTCAGCGGCAAGGGGTATAAGATATTGCGTAGGAATATTATAGACGGTAAAAATATACTTACGCAGGAAATGATAAATCAGCCTGATACTATATATGAAATCAGGTATGATTTTGATTTGGATGGTGCTCAAATCACTATTCCCGAAAACTGCATTTTGAAATTTGACGGGGGAAGTTTGAGTAATGGCAAGTTGACTTCCATTGGTTATGTCAGGTGTATAAATTCAGATACCCCGGATTATTCAAATGAACTTAAATGCGATATAGACAATAATTTTGTAGACAAATTTCCGATAAATCCATATTCTAAGCTCCAGCAGAAAAATGATACGATACTGACTCTGAATGTGGGGTATTGGTCTAAGGAAACTCCGGTGGAGCAACCTGCACAATTCATCGATTACATTAAGTCATGCGGATGTATAGGTATAACGGTAGTTATTGCCTTACATAACGATGAGAAAGGGAATATTATACGGGATTATCCGGAAAACTTTTATGATTATTTCCATGCTAACGGCATTAACGTAGAAGCAGTCAAATTCCATATAGATGGAGGTAATTATAATGGAAGGGATAATGTGGAGTTTTATAGAAATTACGTAAATGAAGTAAGGGATATAACCAAAGGCTTTATAGAAAAGAATGACGTACATGCAATATTTATATTGAATGAGTGGTATGAGCCTACAGATAAGGGAAATAAGGAAATGTGTAATATAACCAGGTCTTTAATATCAGATATAAAGGCTTGGGGGTTTAAGGTCGGAATATCGGGGTATAGGGGGGACAAATCCAATATGCCCTTTGATTTATTCAATCAGTTTGACTATAAAGGGTTAAATATATATCCATTTTTCGGGTTAAAGGATGAATTTACAACAGAGGAGAATACGGATATATACACTCCCTTCAATTTGCTATATAATACAATGTCAAGCCATGGCAAGTATGTGGCAAACTCAATAACGGAGAGTGGAGCTTCGGAAAGCTATTATACATTGCGGAATCCGGCAGATAATACCGTAAAATACGGTAAAAATTTTACAGAGTACTCCCCTCTGATTCATTTGTATAATAAAGGTCTGTTTCATTTTGCAGGCAATTTAAATCCCAAATTCATATGTACATGGTACTCTAAAAAATTGCATTTGGGAAAAGTTGAGGATTTAATCAAACAATACTTATTCTAATAAAATGGCTACTTATTACATTATAGGAAAAATATCTTCTACCGCTAATGGATATACATTGGGTACTATCAGTAGATATAATAGTTATATTGAAATTGCCAATCATATAAGTGATGCAATGGTGGAATATCCGTTCTATATCAGGCATGATGCCGAAGAGTCTCTTCCTAACATATCTAACATAAGGAATTTTAAAAGTACTATAACAGGTTTATATATCATCAAGAAAAAAGATGATGATAATTTATATATAGCTTCTGTTTCAAATTTCAATTTCAATATAGATTCAAGGACTGTATGGTATTTTGGACTGTATAAAAATACTGATTTTCAAAACATACTGTCAAATCAGGAAATGGGAAGAACTTCAAATGAATCGGTTACAGATGATGATATAGAAGAAAAGCTTCAATCGTCAATTGGTACATTATCCGATGACCATACAATCCTTGTCAAGAATAATATTATTGTGATAAATTACTCCATTGACAATCCTGGTGTATTCAGAATAGTATTCAACTTGTTGAACACTTTAAATAAATCCAATAATATTTTGGATTTATATTCTTTCGGTGACGGTGATGTCCAGGGAGTTCTTTTCAATTATACCAATGCCATAAAAGGATTTGAAGCTTATATAGATAAGCTGAATAAAAATATTTTTATAAAATGTAATATAAGCGGAGCGTATCTGTTTAACTGCGCTTTTAAATACAACATAATTACTTTTAGGGCTACTAATTTACTTCCTGAAGGGCTAGAGAAAATCCCTATCAGTTTTTTGGGAAATATTGCCAATAATAGTGGTAAGACCGAAGATAGACCTACTAATGCGGATAAGGGTTTTCAATACTATGATACAGATATAAACAAGCCGATATGGTGGAACGGTTCTTCATGGGTAGATGCCAATGGAGCTACGGTATAGTGTTTTACTAATTATTTATGGTATGAAAAATAACATCTTAGGTGCGGTGGTCTATCTATCCACCGCCATAGTATTCGGTGGCAGTACTGCACTGCTGATGCTCTTTATCAAGGAGAACAGCGACCGTTGCCACTACTATAACGGCAAGTGGAACAAAACAGACTTGCTGTGTGGAGTTGCCGCGATATGTGCAGGTATGGTTGTAAATCATTATTTGTTGAGGTTATGAAAAAACTGTCCTGGCTATTAGTTGTATTGCTGGTAATCGCTTGTGTGGCGGCGTGGTTCCGTCCGCACGAGCCTTTGCCGGCAGAAATACGTACCGAAACAAAGATACAGACGGTTGTCAAACTTGATACAGTTCTTATCTCCGCACCGATAGCGGTCTTTTGGCAGATATTGCCGAATGACACTGTACGTATAGGCGATACCCTGCTCTATCGCAAACGGGTTGTGTATGAAGATAGCTTGTATCATGCGGTGGTGAGCGGGTATGTAGACCCACGGCTGGATAGTATGATTGTGTATCCAAGAACTGTTTATCAGACAGTAACGAATAACATCTATCATCCGGTTCCCATCAAACCGAAAAAGAAGCGTTGGGGATTAGGGTTGCAGGCTGGATATGGGTATCCGGGCGGCATGTACGTAGGTGCAGGAATAAGTTATAATCTATTTGTATGGTAAAAAAGAAATTAACGATGTAGAAGTTGGCTTGTAGCTGACACTCTTTCGGGGCTTAGAGTATAAAGAAAGCCCCCAACGTTCAAATAATTATTGCCACATAAAAATTTGAAAAAAGCATAAGACACCGCACGTTGGAGGCTTTAATATCTTCAACACGGTATCTTATGCTTTGTTCGTATATAATCAAATATTTTATGTGGCAGGGCAAAGATAAATATAAAATTCAGAAAAACCATGTGTAAGTCAGAAATCTTTGCCGAAACAATTAATCTCGTGGCGCAGGAGACCGAAATACCCGCCAGCCGAATACTATCTTCGGATAAGGATACGGAAACCGTAGACGCCCGCTATTTGCTTGTACAGTTGCTTGTCGAAAGGGGAATGTACCCTTCGCAGATAGCTCCTAAAATTCACAAGACCAAACGCGCGATAAACTACATGATTTCCAATTTTCAAGAACGTATGGAAGGCGGGAAAATGTTGAGAATATATTGGGAAAACATTAGGAAAGCGTTGGGAAACAACTGATTTCATGGCAGTATCGGTATTTATACTTTTGTGATGCGGTTGATTTTGACCGTAATACAAAATATAAATCTCTATGGAAAGAACGTATGTCTTCAATCAAGACGGGAACAACGGAAATGGTGGCGGAAGCAAATTCGACATCATGGCTATGTTGCCCAACTTGATGGGAAGCAAGGGTGTAGACCCCGGACTTCTCGCTTTACTGAACCAGGGACGTGGCAGCCAAGACCAATGGGGCGGCTCGTGGTGGTTCATCTGGATTATCCTTTTGTGGTTCTGTTGGGGCGGCAACGGCTTCGGCAACCGCTTTGGCAATGGTGGCGGTCTGCCTGCTGAGCTTAACGGTGATGTCGGTCGTGAATACCTGATGTCAGCCATTCAGGGCAATGGCAATGCCATCAACCAGCTTGCTTCTTCTTTGAACTGCTCTACCCAACAGTTACAGAGCGCCCTGTGCAACATCCAGGGACTTATCGCCAATGTAGGAAATCAGGTGGGCATGTCAAGCCAGCAAATCATCAACGCATTCCAGTCCGGAAATCAGGCTGTTCTTACTCAGATTGCAGATTGCTGCTGCAAGACTCAGAACGCCATTACCACAATGGGCTATGAGAACCAGCTTGCGATGTGCAATCAGACCAACGCGCTTGTCAACACGGCCAATCAGAATGCTCTTTCATTGCGTGACGGTGCGACCGCCAATACCAATGCTATCCTTGCGAAGTTGGACGCTATGCAGAACCAGGCATTGCAGGACAAGATTGCGGCTCTTACAGCAGAAAAAGCCACTTTGACTGCTGAAATCTCCCAACGTAACCAGAATGCTACTATCCTGAATTCAGTAGGACAACAGATTGCTCCTTTGGCAGCAGGCTTGCAGGCATTGCAGTCCGATGTCGATGGAATAAAATGCAAGATGCCTAACACCGTTCCGGTTGTTTACCCTAATATTCAAGCCATCAACACAGACTGTTTCCGTGCTGCGGCTTTCGGTGCTTACGCCGGTGATGCAATGTATGGACGTGGCGGTTGTGGTTGTAACAACTACTGGGGTTAATTCCGGTAAGAAAGGGGGTAATTATGTGGCCTAACTTTTTTACAGGATTTCCTTTCTTGTTCCCTACTATTGGAAGGGCTAATTTCAATACCCTTCCTACGGTAGCCGTAACAGTCGGCACGGAGAACGTGACTTTGGAACTTCCTAACCATGCGTTCCGTAACAGAAGCTATGTAGGCGGTTTCTATGTCAGTCTCCGCCAGGCAATACCTGCCGGTACGACTGCTACACTCCCGATACTGATAGGGACTAACGGGGATACAAGACCGTTGCTGGCTTACAACAATGAGCCGGTGACTGTCGGCAACCTTGCTGGAACGGGTATCTACGAAATCCACTATAACAAGTACACCAACGAACTGTTCCTTGTTAACGGTGGGTATCGTCCGACAACCGCATCGGCACCGACTCCGACAGCAGAAGCAACCGCTCAAAAGAGCAAGTAGTTAACATGGGGCTTTGTGGTTGTTTCCAAAATGGGAATAGCCACACCCCTTTAAAATCAAACCAATATGTTTCAATCACTTCGTACCAATAACCAGTTGTATATACTTCATAAGGATGCTAACCCGTTTATCGAATACGGTCCGGTAGTCAGCGTTTCCGCTCCCAAGCCGAAATATCCTATGGCACCCCCTATGGGACAGTTGCCCCAAATGGAAATGGTTGTGGATGTCGTTGTCTGTATCAACGGGCAGAACACTACTTTCCAAAATCTACCTGCCGGCATGGATATAGCCGACTTTGGACAGAACGGTAATATCGTAGTGTCATGTTCTCGTGATGCGATGAACAACGAGGTCGCTTCTATGAAACAGAAAAGCATAGACATTATCAACAGCATGGACTTCCACAATTCCGTCATTGCGGGATGTGATAAGATGCTGACGCTCTTGAACCCCGAATTTGCAGAGAAACAACGTCAGGAACAGGAAATATCCTCTCTGAAAGGGCAAATGGCAGAAATGAGCAAGAACATGTCCGACCTTATGGAATTGAACAAACGGCTTATGGAACAGCTCGGAGTTGCTGAAACATCTAAAACAAAGAAATAATATGGGAATGTGGGAAATATTGGAAGAAGGACGCGGAGAATATGACCGTGACTTCGGTATGAGAGGCGGTAATCCTATGGAAGAAGCCTATAGAGAGGGTTGCCGTCATGGTTACGAGAGAGCCATGCGTGAGATGCAGGGCGGTGAAATGGGCTATCGTAACAGCGGTGGTTCACGCGGTGGAAGCTATAGCGGCGGCTCAGATATGGGCGAACGCCGTATGCCGGGTTACTTCCCGGAATATCCGGTTTACAACGAACGCCGCGATTCACAGCCTTACGGTGATGATATGGGCGAACGCAGACGCAGACGCGCCAACGGAGAGTTCATGTAATGGAGAGGGGATTATTCCCCTCTTTTGCCAATCACTTAAAATCAGGAAAATATGAAACAAAGATTAGATACATACGACAGAATACCGCCTGCAATGGCTGACTATCTCAGCCAGTACGGATGGCATTTCAGCAAGAAGATGTGCCTATGGGCTGTTTCCCGCATGAAGATGGAAAATAAATCTACGGGTAAAGAAGAAAAGCTGGAGCCAATCAGCAAAGAGCAGGTAGAGGAGCTTCTGAAAAAGTACAGTGTAAACCTGGAGAAGGATGCAGGGTACGACAGCGTTTACGTGGCAAACATGGCGAAGTCGGATTACTACAAAAGTTCTATCACTGACGAAGCCCATCTCGCATTGTTCATTAAGGATTACATAGATGATGTGGACGCTTACAATGGAATGCCTTTCACTCGGTTCTATGCCGACTGCATAGGCTCCGGCAATCCGATTATTTGGTCTGAATTAATGTAATTCATATATTTGCATAAACTAAAATTTGTGCTATATGAAAGAAATTTGGAAACCAATTAGTGGATTTGAAGGACTTTATGAAGTATCTAATATGGGAAATGTAAGGTCTGTTGACAGGATTGTGAAAAGAGGGAATTGCTTTGAAAAAAGAAAATCTCACCTTATGTCTGCTGTTGCTTCTGATGGTACTCATGGATATTCTTATGTAAACTTATATATGAATGGTAAAACATACCCGAAAAGAGTGCATCGGTTAGTCGCAGAAGCATTTATTCCTAACCCTGAAAATAAGCCTTGCATTGACCATATTAATACTATAAGGAACGATAATAATGTTGAAAATTTAAGATGGGTAACATATAAAGAAAATGCTCTAAATAATATAACATATTCTCGATGTAAGCAAAATACTTATTCAAAGGATTCAATTAGAAAAGCCTTAGAAACAAAAAAGAAAAACAATAAGAAAAGAGCTCCTAAGACAGTCTACCAATTTGACAAGCAAGGTAATTTTATCGCTAAGTATTATTCTGGAGCGGAAGCATCAAGGAAAACAGGAATAGATCATAGCAGTATAATAGATGTATGTAATGGAAAATTAAATACAGCTGGAGGTTATTTTTGGGGATATGATAAGGATAACGTTAATATCAGAGAATTGCCTGTTACTGCCAATGCAAGGAAAGTTTTGGTTTATGATAATCAATGGAATTTTATAAATGAATTTGGTTCTGTGTCCGAAGCAAGCCGTTTTACAGGTGTTTCAAAGTCGCATATAGCAAGAGCTACTAAAACTAAAAAACCGAAAGGTAAATATGGATTTAGATATAAAGAACAAAAAGAAACATTTAAAACATGATAATACAGGAATTTTACATACCGGATTATGATTGGGAAGTAAGGGTATATTATGCGGTGGACTGCTATTATACCGACCGTATCATCGCCGACCTTCAGCGGGTTGGATGCAGGGGGCTGGATTTGGTGAATGCCTATAAGAACATGCGCTCCTGCAATCTGAATACGGGTATCACTTACTCTAATATCCGAAATAGGCAAACCGTAATGGTTATAGCCCTTACTTCTTCCCCGGCAGAGTTTCAGAACTCTTTCGACCATGAAAAGGGGCATCTATGCCGGCATATCTCACGGGCGTTCGGCATCGACCCGTATGGAGAAGAAGCGCAGTACCTTAGCGGATATGTGGGACAGAAGATGTTCCCGGTAGCGAAGAAATTTTTGTGTGAACATTGCAGACGTAGCTTATGTGGAAAATAGTACAAGCCATTTTATCAGGCAAATCACGGGAAGAAGTATATAACATGCTTTCTCCCGAACAGAAAGATACGCTGAACAGTCTTGCCGTAGCAAATGGTATAAACCGCCAACAACGTAGAAAACTTGAACGTGATGCGAAAAAGGGATTACATAGATGAACTGCTTGAATTGGCGGACAATGTCCTTTACATGGACTATTGCCGCCTTTTCCGGGTTATCCAATGGAACGTTTAGAACGCTTTGAACGGATTCTCCATTGGGTTATACCGCTTGCCGTTTTGGTGAGGGTATTAGCTTGGTGTCTCTAATTCTTTTACTTTTTGTAGGGCACAGCACAATACATATATGGTGCTCATGTTCGATTTGACAAAATCTGTATTCCCGTCATCTACGTATTGCACATAATCAAAAGCCAGTTCAATAAGCTCTTCCCGTAATTCTTCGGGAGATATGCAGTCTTTGAATAATTCGTCTATTGCGCTAAGGTCGTATTTCTTCTTAGCGGGTGTTGTATTTCTTTCCATGATGAATATTTGTTTAGTCTTTTATTTAAAATGTAATTCGTTGTAAATCAGCCAAACTATAATTTTGTAGTTTGGGAACGAATTGAATAAAGCTTGCCCACCTCGTTTATAAAGCGAGCAAAGCTTGATGTTATTTGTTTTTACGTTCCTCTTCGAGCATTTCCTCTACATAGGAAACTTCATCGAGGTTAAAATCAAGGATATTTCTTACGTCCTTGTGTATTTGGATAAGTTTGTCTCTATTGTCACTGAACTTATCCATTGCCCTAATATCCCTGATTATGCGTTGGATAAATTCGCAAACCAATGTAATACCAATAGCCATTCCGTCAGCCGTATATTGCTCTACTGCCTTATCCATAGCCTTATCCGCAAAACTCATTGGAACCATATTGCCGTTTTCATCTTGCTTATAAGTAGCAATTTCTTTTCCGAAACATTCCTTAAAAGCATCGGATAAAGAAAAACTTGCATGAGTTTTCAAACAAGAAATCATGTACTGTAAATCGGCACAGGTAGTTTCTTGCACAATATCCCTCCAATCATCTTGCACCATTTCACCAAGAGCTGTATGATGTCTCAAATCATCTTCGGTTAGGTTTAAAGTTCTTATGCTGCCGTCCTCATTGTAATCTGATTCTTCACCTCCATATTCGTTGATAGATTCAATCCTTTTTGAACAAGCATAAAATTTCCACTTCCCTTCGTATTCAGAAAAGTATTTATTGAGGGTATCATCCCATTCATGAAGCCTTGATAAAGAGCGATAAAACCACAGTTCCCATAAACAACTCTGATAAAACCGTTCAGCAAAGTCTCTATTTTCTTCCTTGGTATCTTCAAATGTTTTTGGAGCAAATAATATCTTTACTATATCGAGTTCGTTAATAACTTTATTAAAATAGATAGCTAAGGTACAATCTTCTTCTACCCTGCACATAATGTCATAAAACGGAGTTCTTGCATCTCTTTTCATAATTATGCTCCTATTAATGTTTTAAACTTATTCAAGAAATATACTTGTCCTCTCCCGGTCACATAACATGTATGTTTTATGAATATGGGACTATCACCTGACACTATGGGTCTTTCCCTTACAAAGAACAATCCCATTTCGATAGCCCGCTGTGTGGGCATATAGTCATTTATGTATTTATCCTTCGACTTGCTGTATCTTTGCTTTCTGATAAGGTATTTGTTCTCTACCATCCAGTCGTAAAGCCTTATTTCTCCGATGTTATATCCGTTTTGGGTAATGAGTTTTGCGAGGTCTCCTACAAGAATGTTTGTAGCTGAGCCAGTCACGCAGTCTTTGAATATTACAGCTGGTTTTGTTTCCTCTATGATAGCCTGTTTTTCCTCTTCTTTCTTCTTTACTTCTAAAGAAAGCATTTGGTTCTTCTCGTATTGGTCCGCCCATGCCCGCGCAGACTCTGCCGGATTATTGAAATTTGGAAGTTGGGGTTGGAGAGAATAGCTCCCGGTATTAATTACTGACGGGACAACATCATCAAATATCCAACTCTCAAACTCATCAGCTTTCGGCATTTGGCTTTTGGCGGTTAGCCGGTAGATGTTACCTTCGCTGATAAACTTCATTTGCTGTGTTCTTCCCATTGAATCTATGACGTCGTGAATCACGACGCCCTGTGATTTACAGTGTCTTGCGATAGCGTCACGCGTATTTGAATACTGCAAAGAGGTTGCAATATCCATTCCGCAAAACCAAGCCTTTTCATTTTTTATAAACATGCGAACTTTACCGAATAGAGGGTGTTCGTAAACCATAATTTCGCTCGTTTCGTGAGCAGACGTACCCAATACAGCAATGTTTGTGCCGTTTAAGTAATTTCCATTTAACTGTGCCATAGATTTATTGAACTTTATTGGCATTATAGGGCTGGTAGCCTGCCCATATCCGGCTTTTCGGATAGGGCAAAGAAAAAGGCTGCCCTGTCCCATTGTTCAACCTATCCAAAGGCAGATATAGCATTAACTATACCTATGGGGGTGGCAGCCACTATATTGTAGCGTCAAACTCGCAAGCATAAAAAATGCCCGCTTATGGCAGGCTTCCGCTTGCCTTTGGATAAAAGTTGAACGCTGCAAATATACCTCTAATTTCTATAACACCAAATAAAAAACTTAATATTTTACTTTTCTACCCCATATCATCGCGTTATACAGCGAAGTAGCATACATCTTAATCTCTTCCTTGCTCTCAAGGAAATCAACCTTAGAGGCTGCTATCATAGCCTCTGCATAAATCTCTTTGTTTAAAATATTATTCTCTTTCATATTATCTGCATTTAACTTTTGTAAGTCCATACTTAGCCAATCTTAGGTATATCGTCCTTACACTTACATTCAGCATCTCTGCCATTCTGCGGGGTGGTATCTTTTCTTCCTTGTACAACTTGGTAATGTTTTCTTCCGAAAGTGGGTCAACGAAAGGTTTCTTCGGTTCTGTTATCCCCATCCGTTTACGTACTTTCGCTGCATATGCTTCATTTTGTTTGTCTTTTGTGACGTAAATAACAGTGGTCTTGTTAAGGCGTAGAGGGAACAGCCTTCTTTCCACTTCCTTGTGTTGTTCGGCAAGGCTCTCTACATCCCCGTTGACCGCAGTGTCAATCTTCTTGTATTTGTCCGGGATGCGGGAGTGTCTGTCTCTGATTATTCTGTCTGCTTTTCTCATTGGTTCAATATATTATACTAAATTTATGATACCATTTATCTGCATAACTGAACCATCCTATAATGAATGATTTACCGAAGAGGGTTGCTTTGTATAGTTTACTCATGTGTTTCTTTGTTCTTTAATTTATCAAGGAACTTGCTATCTCCCGAATAATTCACACCGATAGCCTTTTTACTTTCAACAATCTGTTCCAAAAGGGTTATAGCTTCCTTTTTCACTTCTTCCACTTCATTATAACCGCAGACTTTATCAACCAACTGCTCCATAGTCGATTTAGGCTTGGAAAGCTGTTCTTTGAGCTTGTTTAATCTCCAGTAGCAGTAATCAATTGTGGCGACGTGTTCTAAATTACTCATAGTTGCTTTTTCAATAATTCCAGGCTGTCGTAAATATTGCCTGCATATCTAATCCCGAACATATCTATCATTTGTCCTATTGGCTTATTTCCAAGATTTTGAGACAGAACTTCTAATAGCACAAAAGAACCGATTTTATCACTATACACTACTTCACATAGTACACCAGTGCATTCAACCAAATCATGCTCATATATTTCTCTATCATTGTATTTAACTCCCGTGAACTGCCCAACAGTTTCAGCCCATACGTCATCGCACCGGCAGTTTTCCGGAGAATATATCTTTGCCTTGTCTGTGAAGATAAGTCCGTTTTCGCCCCTTCCGGCAGTATAGAAAAAAGAGAGAAATCCATATATCCATTTCCCCGTATCAGTGCTTTTTCCTCTGAATTTTATTTCACGTTTCATAATCAATATCTTTTCTCGTTTTTAATCAATCAGTTCAAATTCATAAACGAATACATAGGGATTGGATTCCCATGTACCTTTGCCGGAGACTTTATCTATCAGTTCTGCGAATGCGTCACGAGGATCATTGTAGTCGGGTATATCTGCGTAATGGAATGAATAAAAAGGAATATCCTTTTGTCCAGCATCCCATTTAAAAATTCCTTCTTTCAGGCAATCTTCATCGCTAATGTCCTGTAACCGTTCTATCTTGATGTCGGTAATGCGGATATGATGGGGCATGAGGTCAGCGCGGACAAATAACTTGTTGTTCCATCCCGCTCCCATTTCTTCCATTGTAAGATATTTTTCACCTATTTTATATAGAAGTAATGTTTCTTGGGCTTCATCCCGTTTTTCTACTACATCTTTGTATCTCTGTGCAACGGCAACGACTTCACCTACTTTGTATTTAGGAATGTTCCATCCCGTAAAGTCTCCTTTGTCGTTTTTCCAACCAAAAGCATAATTTAATGGAGATACTATGTTCCCGTCATTATCGTAATCATTTGGCTCAAAAACGGGGAATACAATATCATAAGTTTCATTTGGTCTGTCATACTTGCAGACCCTTCTCGTCATAGTCTTCCGACCATCCAATACAGCCTGGGTTAGACTGTATTTATCTGAAAAAAATATCTTCTTCATTTTATTATACATGTTTATATTCCCATTTAAAACCTCCTGCGGTCTTTGACCGACCTTTAGCGCAGTTGGTTATTGAAGTTATACATATCTTATTCTCTTTAGCGGCAGAGGTAATGTTTATATATTCCTCAATAAAATTTCCATTACAATCATATTTGATTATAGATTTTCCATTTTTATATCTAGTATCTTTATCGTCCGCAAATCTCCAAATAAAACCTATACATGTGTTGTGTTTTGGTTTTCTTAAACAACACCAATTTATTCCTGATTGAGCACACCCTAATGTTCTTGCAGCAACAGATGCAGACTCCCATTCTCTAACAATATTTCCGTTCAAATCATATTGAATGATTGGCTTACTCTTGCTTTTTGCTATTTTTTCGTTGTGACTGCCATAGTTGTTATTGTAATTCCTATCGCACCATTCAAGATTTTCAACAAAATTATTTTGTCTGTTTTCGTCTTTGTGATTGATGCAATCGAACTTTTCTGGATAGGGATTTTCAATAAATAATTGGGCGACTAATCTGTGTATTCGATATGTGTATATCTTTCTGTCTTTTTGAATGCGAATTGTCGGATAACCATATTTATTAAGATGAAACGATTTTTTCTTATGATTTTTAGAAAAACGAACATTCCCATAATTTGATACATCCAAATTTGCACTCATTTAGGGTGATTGATTTCCAAATCTCATTGAACATTATCTTCTTCATTGCTGTTTCTCCTCTACTTTAAAAGATAATTTCTCAAGTTTCTCAATCTGCTTACGAAGAGAAGCGATTTTCCTAATCTTCATTTCTTCCGCCTTTTTCAACGCTTCGGATTTATCGGTGAATGCGTTTTCCCCTATACAGAAGTAAGAACATAAACCATCCCTTACATATTCTCCATCTTCAAATCTACTTCTAATAATATCTGCTTCTATCTCTTTAATACCTTTTGTTAAGGCATACTTTGTTATAAATACTTTTGCCATAGTTGTAATCATTTATAAGGTTAAAGTGAATTAAGAGAGGCAGCGGACACGGGGCGAACCCAATAGTTACTGGCCAGATTGAAGTAGTCCCTAACACCATAGTACCAATCGAGAACAAAATTGCGTTTGTTTTCTTTTCTCGTAGAGCACCAATACCAGTCATCTTTCACTGGTTGTTTTCCGCAGATAGCTAAGGCTGCATTCAGCATAACCTTATGTTCGTACCCTAAGACACTCTCTTGTAGTGTCGGAATGTGCCAACTTAATCCACATAAGTCCAATGCTATGACTTTCTCAGTAATTTCGCTTCCGGATGCAGCTAATGCTTTGGTATTGCCTATTCCATCGGTATCCTTCATACCTTCTTCTGTGGTTGGATATATCTTCCCTGTTTGCTCTTTCTCCCAATCAAGAAGAATATGGGTATTATTATCCATATCTTCCGGATAGAAGAATAAAGCATTGCCATCATGGATAATAACTACACATTGTGCCTGTTCGTTTTCTTCATGCAGTCCCCAAAATTTAGGTTCTACAAAATTCTTATTGACGGTAAAGATGAATGCACCATTACCTACATTTTCTTTTGTGTAAATTCCTTTTTTCATAATAGTTATATAAGTTTTAATGCTTCTTGTATTCCGGCTTCCAGTGCTTCCTCGTATGCGTCCCAATTCCCACCATCGTTAGGACCTTTAAATATTCCATCGGTTATATGAGTGCCATTATCAGCCTTGCATATATCATAGCCATAACCGCAAGCGTTTCTAATGATGGAAATATGCAGGTTCTTTGTTTCACGTAGCCACTTTTGGGCGATATACAACACTGGACACAAAAATTCAACTGGTTCGTCATCTATTTCCGTACAACACGACATACTTTGCGGAAGGTCATATTTTGTAATAAC